CAGGGTCGAGATTACATCAATCCTGCTATCCAGCCTATTTTTGACAAAATTGCAAATGAAGCATGGAAGGAGGTTACGAAGCTATGAGTAAAACTATCGACGAAAGAGTCGTAGAAATGCGGTTTGACAATAAGCAGTTTGAGAGCAATGTTCAGACCAGTCTGTCCACCATTGAAAAATTAAAAAAGAGTTTGGATATGGATGGAGCTACAAAGGGTCTTGAAAGCATTGACAGTGCTGCTAAGAAAGTCGATATGTCGGGGCTCGGTTCTGCGGTTGAAACAGTAAAGACTCGATTCTCGGCATTGGAGGTCATGGCTGTAACCGCCCTTGCAAATATCACCAACTCAGTCGTTAATACAGGCAAGCAAATGCTCCATTCCTTGACGATCGAGCCCATCAGTCAGGGTTTTGAAGAATACGAGCTGAAGATGGGGTCAATTCAGACCATCATGATGAGTACGGGTGCTTCTCTTGAAGAGGTAAATAAATATCTCCAAGAACTCAACACCTACTCGGATAAGACCATCTACTCGTTTCAGGACATGACTTCCAACATCGGTAAATTCACCAATGCGGGCGTAGGACTTGAGGATGCAGTTATGGCTATCCAGGGTGTCTCGAATGTTGCCGCCGTTTCCGGTGCCAATGCAAATGAGGCGTCCCGTGCCATGTATAACTTTGCTCAGGCTTTGTCTGCCGGTTATGTTAAGCTGATCGACTGGAAATCTATTGAGAACGCTAATATGGCGACCGTTGAATTTAAGACTCAGCTTCTTGAGTCGGCTGTTGCCTGTGGCACCTTGACTAAAACTGCCGACGGCATGTATAAAACGGTTAAGGGTAATGTCATCGATGCCACACATGGCTTCAATGATTCTTTGCAGGATCAGTGGATGACCACGGAAGCTCTGGTCGGTACTCTTCGTAATTATGCGGATGAAACGACCGAAATCGGTGCTAAAGCATTTGCGGCTGCACAGGATGTTAAGACATTCACTCAGTTGATAGATACTCTCAAGGAAGCCGTAGGCTCCGGATGGGCAAATACATGGGAAATCCTGTTTGGTGATTTTGAGGAAGCCAAAGAACTTTGGACTGGACTCAGTCAGGTTATCGGTGGATTTATCGATGCCCAAGCAGATGCTCGCAATGAGATGTTGCAAGGGTGGAAAGATCTTGGCGGAAGAACCAAACTGATTGAGGCACTTAAAAATGCTTTTGAAGGCGTTCAGAGTGTTATCAAACCGATCTATGAGGCATTCCGTGAGATATTTCCTCCCACCACAGCCCAGCAGCTTTATGATATTACTGAGAATTTGCGAAAATTCACAGCAAATTTGAAGCTCAGTGATACAGCTTCAGCTAATCTAAAATCCACTTTCAAAGGCTTGTTTGCGATCTTGGACATCGTTAAACAAGCCTTTTCTGCTATATTTACGGCAATTAAACCGTTGTTTGGCGGGTTTGGAGCACTCGGAGATGGAATTCTTGGTTTCACTGGCGGGATTGGCGTTGCTATTGTTGCGTTTGATGAGTTTATCAAAACCAGCGGAGCATTCCAGAAAGTCGGTGAGGGTATCGCTACGGTAATTCAGACAATTATGACAGCTTTATCCACACTGAAGAATAAGATCAAAGAGAAATTCGAATCTGCCAATTTTGAAGTGTTTCATTCTCTGCTTGAGCGAATTCATGAGAGAATGGCGCAGGTCGGAGAAGCAGCCGGTGAGATGAAATCCGGCGTTATCGTCGCCTTTGAGGTCATTGGCGAAACTCTCGCTAATTGCCAGTTTGTTCAGCTTCTCTCTGCCGTATGGAATGCTGTTAAGACAATCGGAAGTGGTATCGTTAAAATCCTTGGCGAACTCGGCAGTTCCTTAGCAAAGAATCTTGGTGAAGCCAATTTCAGCGGAATCATCGATCTGCTGAATGGTATCTCGTTCGGTGCTATTGCTGTCGGCATCACGAAGTTTGTCGGTACATTCCGAAAAGCTATTGAAGATATCGGCAGTTTCAAGGACTCCTTTATCGGAATTCTTGACAGTGTTCGAGGATGCTTTGAAGCTTACCAGAATCAGTTGCAGGCAGGTACATTGCTGAAAATTGCATCAGCTATTGCCATTCTCACAGCATCCTTAATTGCACTCAGTCTTGTAGACAGCGAAAAGCTGAATGTGGCTCTTGGAGCAATCACTGTGTTGTTTGCCGATCTTCTCGCTTCTATGGCAGTGTTTAACAAGATCAGTGGTCAGGTAACTGGTGTGGTGAAGAGTGTAACGGCTATGCTCGGTATTGCTACGGCGGTGCTTATTTTGGCGAGTGCACTTAAAAAGATCGCAGATCTGGACGCAAAACAGCTTACCACCGGCCTCATTGGTGTTGCGGGTTTGACCACTATGATGGTTGCCGCGGCCAAAGCTATGAGTTCCAACAGTAAAGCTATTATCAAGGGTGCTACTCAAATGGTGATCTTTGCAGCCGCAATCAAGATTCTTGCTTCTGTTTGCGAGCAACTTGCTAAATTGGACTGGAACCAGCTTGCGAAAGGTCTTGTCGGCGTTGGTGTGTTGCTTGCCGAGGTTTCTCTGTTCCTGAGAACCGCAAAATTCAGCGGCAAATCCATTACTATGGCTACAGGCATCGTGATTCTTTCGGCAGCAATCAAGGTGTTGGCATCTGCCTGCAAAGATTTCGGCGAAATGAAATGGGAAGACATCGGTAAGGGGCTTGCCTCCATTGCCGTCCTTCTTGCCGAGATCACTGCATTCACAAAACTTACCGGAAATGCTCAAAATGTCATTTCTACTGGTGTGGCGTTAATTGCCATTGCCGCCGCTATGAAAATCCTTGCCTCTGCGGTTAAGGACTTCTCAACCATGCAGTGGGATGAGATTGCTCGTGGTCTGACTGCTATGGCTGGCGCACTTGCTGCGATCACTGTAGCGGTTAAATTCATGCCGAATAATATGGCTGGCATCGGCGCCGGTTTGGTGATCGTTGCTGCGGCACTCGTCGTCCTTTCGACTGCTCTTGAGAAGATGGGAAATCTGAGTTGGGAGCAGGTAGCAAAAGGACTTATTACCCTTGGCGGCGCAATGGCCATTCTTGCAATCGGTCTGAATGCCATGACAGGCACTCTTGCAGGTTCTGCGGCGCTTCTTGTTGCTGCAAGTGCCCTCTTGGTGCTTACTCCGGTACTAACTATTCTCGGCGCCATGAGTTGGAGTTCCATCGTGAAAGGTCTCGTTACCCTGGCAGGTGCATTTGCTATCCTCGGTGTTGCAGGCGCTGTACTCACTCCCCTGGTTCCTTCCATTCTCGCTTTGAGTGGCTCGCTGGCACTAATCGGGGTAGCAGTTGTCGGTATTGGTGCAGGGCTTGCTCTGGCGGGTGCCGGTCTATCTGCTTTGGCAGTAGGCTTGACGGCTCTTGCAGCGGCAGGAACCGCTGGCGCTACAGCCATCGTCGCTTCTTTGACTGTTATTATCACAGGCGTATCAGGGCTTATTCCCGCTATAGTAGCAAAGATCGGCGAGGCAATTGTCGAATTCTGCAAAGTTATCGCTGATAGTGCAGGAGCCATTGGAGAAGCAGTCAAGGCGGTTATTCTTATGCTGGTGGATGTACTTGTTGAGTGCGTTCCCGCTATCGCTGATGGGGCATTGAAGCTCATTGCAGGTGTTCTTGAAGCATTAGTAGAATATACCCCGTCTATCGTCGATTCTATTTTTCAGTTTCTTATTGCCGTACTTGAGGGTGTAGCTAAGAATCTTCCCAGTCTGATTCAGGCTGCGGTTGATGTATTGATGGCGTTCTTCTCCGGCATTGTGGATGCACTTAAGGGTATTGATACAGAAACTCTTCTTAAGGGAATTGTCGGTATCGGCCTGCTTGCAGCAATTATGGCTGCTTTGAGCGCAGTGGCTGCTCTGGTTCCAGGTGCAATGCTGGGTGTTCTCGGTATGGGTGCTGTAATTGCTGAACTCGCTCTTGTGCTTGCAGCAGTTGGTGCTCTGGCACAAATTCCAGGCTTGAACTGGCTTATCAATGAAGGCGGTAATTTGCTTCAGGGAATTGGCACAGCAATCGGTAAGTTTGTTGGCGGTATCGTCGGTGGCTTTATGAGTGGCGTGTCCAGTCAATTCCCGCAAATTGGTTCCGACCTTTCCGGGTTTATGACCAATGTCCAGCCGTTCCTTGACGGTGCAGCTTCTATAGATCCGGCTATGCTGGATGGTGTTAAGGCTCTTGCAGAAACGATTCTTATCCTGACAGCCGCAAATATTTTGGATGGACTGACCTCGTGGTTCACCGGCGGAAGCTCACTCTCCGGCTTTGCTGAAGAGATGGTTCCGTTTGGAAAAGCTATGAAGCAATTTTCTGATGAAATCAGCGGTATTGATGGAGAAGCAGTTTCCAATGCTGCAATCGCAGGTAAGACTCTTGCAGAGATGGCTGATACACTTCCTAATACTGGCGGTGTCGTTGGTTTCTTTGCCGGAGAGAACGATATGAATGCCTTCGGTGAACAGCTTATCCCATTTGGTCGTGCCATGCGTAACTTTGCAAACGAAGTCGCCGGAATTGACGCCAGTGTTATTACTGAAGCAGCTACCGCTGGTAAGGCACTTGCAGAGATGGCAAGCACCGTTCCGAACAGCGGCGGCGTAGTTGGCTTCTTTGCTGGTGAAAACGATATGGATGACTTTGGCGAACAGCTTGTTCCTTTCGGCAGAGCAATGAAGGATTTCTCTGACGCTGTTTCCGGACTGAAAGCCGATGTCATTCAAAATAGCGTTACCGCAGGTCAGGCTTTGCTTGAGCTTGCGAATACGGTGCCGAATACTGGCGGTGTTGTATCCTGGTTTACGGGCGATAACGACCTTGAAACCTTCGGTGAACAGCTTGTCCCGTTTGGTACAGCGATGAAAAACTATTCTTTGGCTGTTACAGGATTGGATGCATCTGTCGTCACAAACTCCGCAAATGCAGCTAAAGCTCTGGTTGAGCTTTCAAACAATTTGCCGAATAGTGGCGGTATCATATCCTGGTTTACGGGCGATAACGATATTGCAAGCTTCGGCGAGAAGCTGGTATCTTTCGGTCAGTCATTTGCTGCGTATTACAACAGCGTTAGCGGAGTGGATGTGGCTAAGTTAAGTGGTGTGGTTGTCGAGTTCAGAAATCTTGTGGATTTGGCAAACGGCATTAAGAGCGTTGATACAAGTGGAATGTCTACATTTGCTCAGAATCTTACGAATTTGGGTAATGCAGGCATTGACGGCTTTATCAATGCCTTTACAAATGCTAATTCCCGTGTGAGCACAGCCGCAAACACGATGGTCACTACATTTATCAATGCCGCCAAAGCACAGCAAGGAAATCTGACAAGCACTTTTACCACCATGATTAACGGTATTGTCACTGCTTTTACAAGCAAGTACAGTCAGTTCACAGTTATGGGGCAGACGATGATGACCAACTTTATCTCTGGTATTCGTACCGGCGACGCATCTGCGCGGTCGGCATTTGTCACAATCGTATCCGGTTGCCTGACCGCAATCCGAAATAAGTTCTACGAGTTTAACACCGTTGGACAGACTACGATGACAAATCTTATTGCCGGTATTCGAGCAAAGAACCAGCTTGCGAAAGACGCCTTTGTTCAGATCATTAACAGTTGTCTGACCGCAATCCGAAACAAATACACCGATTTCTATAACGCCGGTAAGTATCTCGTTGAAGGGTTTGCCGCTGGCATAACTGCCAACACATACATGGCTGAAGCGAGAGCAAGAGCTATGGCAAGAGCAGCGGCAGCGGCAGCAGAAGCGGAACTCGACATCAATTCGCCGTCTAAAGTCGGCTATCGAATTGGCGGATTCTTTGGTATGGGCTTCGTCAATTCCCTGATCGACTACGCCGATAAGTCTTACGATGCCGGTGCATCTGTTGCAAAGTCGGCTAAGGAAGGACTCCGCAACGCGGTTTCCAAGATCGGTGATTTCATCGAAAACGGAATTGACTCTCAACCGACAATTCGACCGCTGCTTGATCTGTCTGATGTAACAGAGGGTGCTGGTAGACTGTCGGCACTTCTGAGTCGGAATCAGGCAATGAAGATCAGTGCAGGTATGGAGCGTGATGGTGCAAGTGTCGTTCAAAATGGCGGTACTACACCGACCTCTGGAAACAACTACAATTTCACACAAAATAACTATTCACCTAAGGCACTGTCGAGGATTGACATTTATCGTCAGACGAAGAACCAGTTCTCGGCGTTGAAAGGATTGGTGGAAACATGATTCACTCATTTGCTATCACCAATTACTTAGGTGATAGGATCAAACTTGACTTGAGGGAGCCTGAGGTTTCGGGCTTCCTCATCAAGTCTGTAACCGGCTTAGGTCCGGTCAAAGCAACTGTCAACACGACAGAAGTCGTCACTAATGACGGCTCTATGTTTAACTCCGCCAGATTGAGTCAGCGGAATATTGTTTTCCAAATCGTATTTGTTGATACAGTCTACGGAGAAACGATCGAGGATGTACGGCAGAAATCCTACAAATACTTTCCAGCAAAGAAAAGCGTTGAAATCATTATCGAAACTGATAACCGATATGTACGAACAAGCGGTTATGTGGAATCGAATGAACCGAACATTTTCAGTTCGCAGGAAGGTACATCAATCTCAATCATTTGTCCTGACCCATTCTTCTATTCAGCCGGAGAGGATGGAAACAATGTAACGGATTTCTACAGTATTGACCCGATGTTTGAGTTTCCATTCTCGAACGAGTCTCTGACGGAACCTTTGCTTGTATTTGGCGAAATTCAGATCAAGACGGAGGGTGTCATCACTTACTATGGCGATGCCGAAATCGGCGTAACGATCTATATTCATGCAATAGGACCGGCAAGCAACATCAATATTTACAATACGGAAACCAGAGAAGTCATGAAGATCGATACTGTGAAGCTCCAAAAGCTAACTGGAAAGGGTATCGTCGCAAGTGATGATATCGTCATTAACACCTCAAAGGGTGATAAGAGCATTACTCTGATTCGTGAAGGCGTTTCGTACAATATCCTGAACTGTTTGGATAAGAATACCGACTGGTTTACCTTGGCAAAAGGCGATAACATTTTTGCCTTTACTGCTGACAGCGGTGTTACGAATCTTCAGTTCAGAATTGAAAACAAAGTCATCTATGAGGGGGTATAACTATGGAACTTTTGGTCTTAAACACCGACTTTGAGTCCATAGCCGTCATAGATACTTACGAATCTATGATATGGACTGACCGGTATAATTCGTATGGAGATTTCGAGATATTCTTCGCTATGGATACACAACTCTTGCAGTATTTGAAAGAGGATTACTATCTTTGGTTGAAGGATTCGGAGCACTGTATGATTATCGAGGACATCAAGATCAATGCCGACACAGAAGAAGGAAATCATCTTATCGTCACAGGTAGATCGTTGGAGTCTATTCTTGAACGCCGCATCATCTGGGGGCAGCGAATCTTTAACGGAAATCTTCAAAATGGCATCCAGACGATGCTAAACGAATGCATCATTTCACCGTCTATTGCTGATCGAAAGATTTCCAACTTTGTGTTCGTGCCTTCTGCCGACCCTAAAATTACAAGTCTGAAAATCGACAACCAATACACAGGTGACTGCCTGTACGATGTCGTCAAAGGACTTTGTGAGGAAAACAATATAGGGTTCAAGATCGTACTGACAGATGAAAACAAGTTTGCGTTCAGTCTGTATGCCGGCGTTGATCGCTCTTATGAGCAGACAGAAAATCCGTATGTTGTTTTCTCTCCAAACTTTGAGAACATCATCAACAGCAACTATTATTCATCCAGAGCGAGTTTTCGAAATGTGACTCTGGTCGCAGGAGAAGGTGAAGGGGCAGCAAGGCGAACTGCTATCGTTGGCTCAGCCTCAGGGCTTGATCGGCGTGAGCTTTTTACAGATGCTCGTGACATCTCATCCAATACTGAGGACGGGACTCTTTCCGATGCAAAATATATGGCGCAGCTTCGGACAAAAGGTTTGAAGAATCTGGCAGACCATATTGTAACCACTGCATTCGAAGGAGAAGTTGAAGTTACTCGACTTTTCAAATACGGCGAGGACTTCTTTATCGGAGACATCGTTCAGATCGCCAATGAATATGGCAATGAGGGATCAGCTTACATTTCAGAGCTGGTCATCTCAAACAGTGAGGAAGGATTGTCAATTTATCCGACCTTCAAAACTATTTCAAAGTAAGGAGGGAGAAACTGAATGAGCGTATCAAGCGGATTTTTCAATTCACTTAACGGTGACCGCAAATACAATGCTGCACAGATGTCAGCTATCTTTGATGGACTTATCATCGATGGTGTATTTGCTTCTATCGGAACCGCTTTTGCTGTGAAGGCGGCAGGCGGTCTTACCGTGAATGTCGGTATCGGCAAAGCCTGGTTCGACCATACATGGACAGTCAATGACAGCATCCTGCCGATGACCGCCCCGGAAGCAGAGGTGCTTCTTGATCGTATTGATGCCGTGGTTCTGGAAGTAAACGGAATGGAATCAGTTCGTAATAACACTATCAAATTTGTCAAAGGTAATCCGTCCAGCGCACCGTCGAGACCGACTTTGACGAACGAGGGAAATGTCCATCAGTACCCTCTCTGTTATATTTACAGAAAATATGGCACTGCGGTCATTAACCAAGCTGATATTACCCCTATGGTTGGCACAGAATCTACTCCATTTGTAACTGGCATTCTTCAGACGATCAGTCTGGACGAGTTGCTTGGCAAATGGCAGGATGAGCTTGATCGATTTACTGATGCACGATCTAAGGAAGTCGATGATTGGATTGCTCAGGAGAAAAGCGATTTCACGGCTTGGTTCAATAAAATGAAAGCGGACCTCCAACAGGAGCAAACCGTTCTTGACCAGTGGATCGCATCTGAACAGGCCGATTTCCTTGCCTGGTATAACCAGATGAAAGATCAGCTCAGCGGCGATGTCGCCGGTAATCTGCAACTTGAGATCGACAAGGAAGAGGTCAAACGGATTTTACTGGTTGGCTTCGAAGACGGAACCAAGGAGTTTTCAGATGATGGTACTGTTATCACTTCGACTGCGAGCGATGGTAGAACCTTGACGAAGACTTTTTCTGATGGATTCCTGACCATGACAAATGTGCTGAAAAGTGCAGCTGGAGCAGAAGTGGCGAGAGCCGTCAAAACTTTTGACTCCGATGGCAAGCTTATCAGCACCGTTGTAACTTATTCTTAAAGCGAAAGGAGAATAATCAAAATGGCAGAAGAAGATCTGATTTTCGGTAAAAACCGACATTTCTTTGGCGGCATTGAGCCGTCCAATATGCTGGCATTCAGCGTGGCTGTTGAGAGTGGCGTTGTGAAAGTCACAGCAACACTTCCTAACGACACGGTCGTGAACAACCAGACACTCTGCACCGTGGAAGGTGCGATTATCCGGAGGAAGACAACCGATTATCCTAAGGACGAGTTCGATGGTGATCTGGTCGCCAACATCAAAGCGTCCACTGTCTTCGCAGATAGTGGTGCATCTCCTACCGGAACTTACTACTATGCAGCATTCCCTTATACCACTCAGGGTGTGTATAACCGAAACAAGGCTAACCGTGTAGTCGTTAATGAACCGGAGCCGATGCAGGAGTTTTCCGCTAAGTCGGTGTATGTCTCAGCGTCTGATACCGTTAAGGTAGAAATTACGGCGAAGCTTCCGAGTGGCGTTGCAGGTGCAGTTATCCGTAGGAGCACGACCGGTTATCCTACCAGCGAGACTGAGGGTGAGCTATTCAAGAACATCACTGCAAACGGCACTTATACGGATACTAATGTGACGGTCGGAGTGGTGTATTACTATTCCGCATTCCCTTACACCAGTACCGGTGCCTATAATCGCAGCGAGGCAAACAGAACCAGCGTAACGCCGAAGAAGAGAGATTATCTGTTCGGTTATGATTTGGTGAAAGCGACTTCCAGCCCCGCAGGACGAGTAACTTATCCTTCTGACGTGGATAATGCAGCGTTTACTCCGGCGGCTATGAATTTCAGCACTGGTAAGTTCAACTATGGTGGTTGGGCGTTTGATCCGGGCGAAAAGTTTATGCCGCGCCCCTGTATGCTAACTTACGCAGGTGTTGTAGATCACTATCTCAATCCTAACGACTATACCAAGAAGGTCAACGGCACCACATCCAAGGTTACGGATACTTCTTTCAGCGGCAACGCCATGATGGAATGGCCGAAGATCTATACAAAGCGTTGGGAATCGAATGGTGTTTACCATTTCCGCTGCTCCGATACTCCTCAGGACGATACTTGGGATTGCTGGTGTAACTATGACCGCAATAACAACCAGATCGATCATTTCTATACCCCCATCTATTTCGGTTCTCTGGTTTCCGGTAAGCTGCGTTCTATCAGCGGTGCAGCTAACAGCGTAAACACCACGGCGGCTAACGAAATCGCCTATGCAAAGGCAAACGGCAATGACTGGTATACCGAGGTGCTGGCTGACAGACTGTTGCTCCAGGATCTGCTGGTTATGATGGCTCGTTCTACTGAGTGCCAGACTGCATTCGGCTATGGACGGTGCAATAGTTCCAATAGTATTGCTCCTGGTACGATGAACTCCAAGGGTATGTTCTGGGGTTCTAATGACAAGACTTCCGGTGTGAAGGTCTTCGGTATGGAGAATGTCTGGGGTAACCTGTGGCGTCGTACTGCTGGCTGGATCAATGCCAATGGAACTCAGAAGGTCAAGCTGACTCGTGGTACTCACGATGGTTCTACTGCAACCGACTACAACACAGACGGAAACGGTTATAAGACGATCGCAAATGCTACTCCGGCTGGCAGCTCCGGAGGCTACATCAGCAGCATGAAGACGGAAGCATTCGGACGGCTGCCTGTTAATGCAAGTGGTTCCAGCAGCACTTATGAAGCTGACAGCATGTGGTACAATAACGGCCAGGTCAATTACGCGTTTGTCGGCGGTGACTGGTACTATGGCCTGATGGTCGGTCCTTTCTGCGCTTATCTGTACTATGCGGCGTCCATTTCGGCCTCGGCCTTTGGCGCGGCTCTCTCTTGTAAACCGCTTGCTGCTGCGTAAGCAGCGAGGAGAGGACGGGAGGACCTTAGGTTCGCCGGGTAAACGAAAACAATTAAATATTTAGGGGTATACACTGCGCCCAGCGCGTATGTCGGCGGTAACTGGAACAATGACCTGATGGTCGGTCCTTTCTACGCTAATCTGAACAATACGCCGTCCAATTCGAACTCGAACAATGGCGCGGCTCTATCTTATCCATAAGAAGCTCTCCGTAATGCAGTATATGCCGCCATTTCAAAATGGCAAGAGATATCCGCATCTCTTCCTCACCACTTGGTGAAAATTAACTCGGTGCAAGCATCTGTTAGTAGCTGAGAATAAGTCGAAAGCGGATGAGAGGATAAGAGAGAACATGAAATCCTATAACCACTTGTACGAAAAAACAATATCCGAAACGAACCGACGGTATGCTCTGTCTCAAGCAAAACACAGCAAGAGATTCCGGAAGATCATGAAACACCGGCACATGTCCGACGATGCCGCAGTTGAACAATCTTTAGACTGGATAGTCAACTACGAAAACGCCGAGCATGTGCCGGTTTACATTTATGACGGAATCACTCGCAAGGAGCGAACTATTATCGTCCCTACGATGGAAGAGCTGCTTGTTCAGCATTGCATCGTAAATGCCATGAAGCCAATGTTCTGCAAGGGAATGTATGAACACAGCTATGCCAGTCTTCCGGGCAGGGGTGCACACAAAGGAAAGCAGGTAATTGAGAAGTGGATCAGGATTGACCCGAAGAATTGTAAGTATGTCCTCAAAATGGATATTCGCCATTTCTTTGATTCCATCCAACACGATCGTTTGAAAGCCAAGTTGAAGAAGACCATTCATGACGAGAAGATGTTGGAGCTATTATTCCGCATTATCGATGTTACAGAGGTTGGTATTCCACTTGGCTTTTATACTTCTCAATGGCTTTCCAACTGGTATTTGCAGGGTTTAGATCATTTCATCAAGGAGCAGCTCTGTGCCGTGCACTATATGCGCTACATGGACGATATGGTCATTTTCGGAAGCAACAAGAGGGTTTTGCACCGCATGAGACAAGCAATTTCCGATTATTTGGAAATGGAGCTTGGTTTAGAACTTAAAGCGAATTGGCAAGTCTTTCGCTTTTCCTATGGCAACAACCAGGGGCGTGACCTGGACTTCATGGGCTTTCGCTTTTATCGTAATCGAACGATTCTTCGAAAATCCATCATGTACAAGGCCACGAGAAAAGCTCGAAAAATCTCCAAAAAGGAGAAAACAACCATACTCGATGCTCGGCAAATGTTGTCTTATATTGGATGGATCGACTGCACCGATACCTATTTGATGTATCGGAAGTGGATAAAACCGTGTATCAATTTCCAGCAATTGAAGCGAAAAGTTTCACGATATGACAAATACGATGAGAAGCGGGTATATCAAAAACTCGTCAGTCTTTACACTGCGAAAGGAGGAAAGTCGCATGGAGTTAAATTACAAGTACGCCGAGAGCACAGTCCAGCCAACTGCACTTGAGGTTACTGTTGGAACCGTATATCTCCGCAAGGACATTACGAGTATTGTACGAATTTCCGAACAGGGCGATAAAACCACTTACTGGACTTATCAGGAAGCGGCGCTGACCCCTCGGGAGTTCAATGAATACACCAATCTGCTTATGGCTGAAAACGCCATTAAAGGAACGAATGATTCGGACAACATTGTTCAGCTCATGGCAGGTCAGGAAACTGGTGATTCCCAGCAGCTTGCTATCATGGAAGCAATTGCCGATCTGTATGATGCCGTCGCAGCAATGATTCCTGAATGAGGAGGTAGCAAAAATGGTCAATCTTTACGCCACACTTATCATCAATAAGCGCAGAACCTTCGACCAGGTGCCTGAAAAATTTAAGGCAGATGTCGAGGCAAAATTGTTAGAATATGGCTACGATACCAACGGCGATCCTATCGCTGAGGAGGAGTAACCATGTTTTATATTTTATCCAAATTTTTAATAGGAGGTAACAACATGGTAGCACTGTATGTCGCACTCATCATCGCAGGTCGTCGAACCTTTAATCAGGTTCCGGCAAAGTTCAAGGCTGCTGTCAAGGCTGATCTGGAAGCTCTCGGTCTTGACGAAAATGGTAATCCTGTGGATTAACCGAAATTGGCAGGGAGTCTGCTTTGCGGTGGGCTCCCTCGCCTAATTAAAAGAGGTTTGGGGTGATATTTCCTACAAGCTTCTTAATTCATTTATGACTTCAAGGAGGATGATACATGGAAATGGAACCCTGGCTGCAAACGCTATTAACCATTTTGGGGACGATACTTGCTTCTTCTGGATTTTGGGCATACATCCAGGAGCGAGGCAAACGAAAAGCTGCTGAAAATAAGCATAACGATCTTGAAACGCAAATGCTCATTGGTCTGGCTCATGATCGCATTATCTATCTCGGTATGACCTATATCGAAAGGGGCTACATTACACAGGACGAGTACGAAAATCTGTACGAATACCTGTATAAGCCTTATGAAAAATTAGGCGGTAACGGTTCAGCTAAGCGAATCATGACAGAAGTCGACCAACTTGCGATTCATAAATCAACTTACACTTATAAAGGAGAAAATGGAATGCAGGTTTAACAGGAGGTGAGATTATGAGTTACTCTGTTTCAGGGACAATGATTACGCTGACCAGAGGAGACACTTTTACGGCTCTTATCACAATCACTGACTCGGAGGGTAATCAGTATGTTCCTGTTAAAGGGGACCGTATTCGGTTCGCAATGAAAACTGACTACGAAGACGGAGCACCTCTCCTCATCAAAGAAATCCCGATCGACACAATGATTTTAGTCATTGAGCCAGAAGACACCAAGCCGCTTGCATTTGGCAAGTATGTCTACGACATCGAGCTGACAAAAGTAACGGGAGAAGTGGACACCTTCATTACCAAAGCAACTCTTAAGCTGACGGAAGAGGTGCATTGATATGAGCAGTATAAAAGCGTTCGAATGCCTTACTGGACATATCTCGGGACTATGCACACTGTCTGGCGAATTATCCTGTAAAGGCGGTTTATCTGGTAAACTATCTGCTGTGATAAACTACAATGTCTATTCGGGAGAATATGAAGTGGTACCGAGCGCTTTTAATACTCAGGTTTTGCCCACTGCCAACAAGGTGCTTAAGAAAGATGTGACAGTTCAAAAAGTCCCATATTTCGAAACCAGTAACGTTCAAAATGGAGTTACAGTTTACATTGCAGAGGAGGTAAATTAAATGCCCAATCAGTATATCAACAAGGTCATTTATGGTGGCAGAACCCTGATTGACCTTACCAGTGATACCGTGGAAGCCAGTAAGCTTCTTTTGGGAACCAAGGCTCATGATAAGAGTGGCGCCCAGATTGAGGGCACTTGTACATTTGACGTAGATTCTACGGATGCAACTGCTGCTGCCGCTGAAATTCTGGCGGGTAAGACCGCGTATGTCAGTGGCAACAAACTTACAGGTACTATGAAGAATAATGGTGCCGTTAGTAAGAAGATTACTACCAGAGATGAGGATGTTACAATTCCTCAGGGTTTCCACGATGGCAGTGGTAAAGTGGGAATCGACACAACCGAAAAAGGTAAGCTGGTTGCCAACAATATTCGAGAGGGCGTAACTATCCTCGGCATTGAGGGTACAATGTCCAGCTCGGAAAACATGAAACCGCAGGCTAAGACAGTTACACCGTCCACCGCAAAGCAGACGATTCTACCTGATGCAGAGTATAACTGTTTGTCTCAGGTAGAAGTTGAAGCAATTCCTTATGTTGAAGCTGATAATCCTGCTGGGGGAGTGACGGTAACGATTGCGGGGTGAGAGTAAATGGCTGTAAATAAGGTCGTTTACAATCGCCGGACGTTAATCGATCTGACCGCCGACACCGTCAGCAAGGAAACCCTTAAAAAGGGATTTACAGCTCATCAGGCCGATGGTACAATGATAACTGGTGAGTTTATTGGCGATGATTACGATGAAATCGACCGAATTCTTACAGCTGGTCTAACAGATGGCTATAAACATTTTTCGGACGATGGCACAATCATCAGCACAATCGATTCACAGGGTCGGACTTTGGTCAAGACCTTTTCAAATGACTTCTTGACCTGCACCACGGTTCTAACTGATCCGGACGGAGTTGAGCTTGGGCGTACTGTGAAGTCTTTTTCGGATAACAGAAGTACAATCATTACTACCGACTCTAAAGGGCAGAAGCTTGTTAAGAAGTTTTCGAATAACATGCTTAACATGGAAGCGGTTCTTACGGATGCTGCTGGTAAGGAGCTTGCCCGTCTTACAAAAGTCTTTTCCGCAGACGGGAAAGATATCAGTTCGACCGTAGTTTATGGAAAATAAGATGTGATTTGAAGCCGTCACATGTAGGTTATTTCTGCATTATTCCTACACTTTGGCTCAAAAAGCAAGTAATTACGGGATATTTTGCTTCTGTTATAGAAACTTACCATGGTCTAACCACTTCTAAACCCCTGCAATTACGCTGTTTTCAGAGTAGTTAGAAGCGAATAGATGCCGAGAAATGTAGGTAACTCGTGCATTATTTCTATACTACTCCTACATCTATATTCCTACACAAAGTCAGCCTCTTCGTTGTGCTGAGTGCCTTTATTGGTGCTCCCACTTCGGGGAGGCTTTTCTTTGTTTTTACAAGCTATTTTATTTTTTCGATTTCGTCTTTCAGCCACTCAAATTCTCTTTGAGTATAAACCTTTTCGGTGATGTCAGAGATCTTGTGACCGACCATATATTTGATTGCATACTCATCGACACCGTACTTCTTAGCCATCGTCACAAAATGTTTACGACCATCATGCGGTCTATGCTCGGGGTTCAAATTCAATTCATCTCGAATCATACAGAATCCTTTTTGGTATCGAGCATAAGTAAGTGCAGTGTTTTTGCTGCGAGCAGTCGGATTAACATAATTGAGCAGATACAGACTTCCAAGTTCCTGAGCCTCTTTATATTTTCGCTCAACCAAATGACGGATCTTCGAGTGAATAGGAACAACACGATCTGTGCCAGCATCAGTTTTAATACCGCCTCGGAAAGTCCAGCTTTCCAAATCCACATTTTTTAATTCCAGCAAACCAAGTTCTTGGGGGCGCCAACCAGAATAGCACTGGATGAGCAGAACGTCTACAAGCATTTTATCATCAGCGTGTTTCCAAAGCAAGTCCATCTCTTCGTCCGTAAAAGGAATATGCTCGTTCTTAACTGTGACAATTTCCTTGATGGTTTCCTCACTGAGGTTAAAAGTTCGTGAATAGTTCCGGTCAACAAGCTCGTACTCCAAGGCATAATCAAGCAACAAGTTAAACAAAGACTTGATCTGGTTCTTCATGGATGCGCTCGGCGTCTTCTCTTCACCTCGAACCTTCGATATGCCTTCGTCCATACAACCTTTTACATGACGAGCGCGGACATCTTTGACTCGCATATCATACACGGCCGAGCAATACCCCCATGCTGAAGCTACCGAACGAGTGCTTTTAACCGTCTTCTCGTATTCGGCAAGCCATTTCTCGTAAAGCTCTTTCATAGTTATAGACGGTTCAAGGTCGTAAGGGTTCTTATTGTACTCGACGAGAGCAGCGTATGCATCGTTGTATGTTGGAAAATAGGACTCCGGTTTAAGAGGTTTACAGATAGGCCGTCCGTTCGAATCCTTTCCAACACTTATCATAGCTCGAAATGGATTGCGGAGATTCCGATTCTTGATCTCACTGATCTGCCCGAAACCATTTGGCAGTCTACGGCGTTTATTGTTCTTGTTCCGAGTTTTTCTCGGTTTTATATTTGGTTGCAATGGAAACCCACAGTGAGGACAAGAAACTGCTTTGTCACTTACTTGTAATTCACATTCAGGACATTTTATCAACACTATTATCACCTTCCCCCATTGATTTGCTATTAGTAATCATATATCATAAGTGTAGGAATGTCAACTCCTACACCGAACTTTTTTAATCAGAGAAAAGAGAGAGCATATATGATTAGTGATAACCAATCAATCTGCCCAAAGTGCGGAGGGCAGCTTAAATACTACGATCATGTTCAAAGATTGGTACGGACGAAATTCGGCAACAAAAAATGGGTAGCTATCAGAAGACTTCGGTGCTGTAAATGCCATGCAGTTCATCGAGAGCTTCCTGACTTTATATTTCCGTATAAACAGTATGAATCGGACATTATTATCGGCGTTCTTGAAGGTCTTATTACTTGTGAGACTTTAGGGTTTGAAGATTATCCTTGCGAAATGACAATGATTCGTTGGCGCTTGTTTCCACCGAGGTTGTTTTTACTAACAGCCGTTCCTAACCTAAAATAGCGGTTGAAAGGAGGCAAACGCCAATGGAAGAAATTATATTTGCATCGGGGTCTGTCCCGGTAGCAGTTGCAGCACGAGTCTACGGGAAAGACGCATCCTGGATTCGAGCCGGCATCGTATCTGGGTGGCTACCGATCGGAAAAGCTACTCGGAGTGGGAAGCTCATTACGAATTTAGAGGAAATGAACTCTAAGTACGGACGCATCAACTTTTATATTTCGCCTAAGCTCCTCTGGCAGGAGACCGGCTATATATGGAGGGGTGAACGCACATGAGTACGTTGATACGACCGGAACTTTCCGAAACTAATCGTTACTGGATCGAGAAACACCGCTATTACGAATTGAAGCATTTCTGCTTACAGTACCCATTATGGCGTCATGCGTACAATTCGTTAATAGATTATCCGTGTTCATGGCCACAATTGGTTCCGCCCTGTAAAACGAATGTTGTTAGCGATCCCATTACCAAGCATATTGATGAGAGGATGTACTATGCCGACCGCATGAAGATGGTGGAACAGGTTGCAAAAGAAACGGACGAAGAGCTTTCGTGTTATATTTTGGAAGCTATAACGGAGGGTATTTCATATGACCATTTGAAAGCCAGAACCGGTATCCCATGTTGCAAGGATGTTTATTACGACTTGTACAGACGGTTTTTCTGGCTGCTTAGTAAGGAGAGACAGTAATGAAGATTGTAGATATTGCAGTGAAAAAAGTCTATCGCTTCAACTGCCCGAATTGCCAGAGTAGGCTTGAAGCCGACAGCAGTGAGCTGACAGACATCGGAGGCAAAGTAAGCAAGTTCTATTGCCCCGTATGCCGTAAAGACCGATATATAACCTGGTCTGACTTACGGAAGAAGATCGTCTACGAGGGTTCGCAAGAATAACAGTGTCCTTTATGGAGAAGTGAGAGCTGATGCACTATAGCATTGGCTCTTTCTTTTTTCTAACTTAGATTAAAACCCGGATGGAGGTGACAGGTATATGTGTTAAATTAGTATCTGGAAAAATCCCCGGGTTGAAATTTTTGAAAAACAATTTGAAAGGAGATCACCGTGGAAGTTGTCTATGTAGTTATCGGAATTATGATTGGGTTTGCCGTCTCATCTATCATTCGCCGAAAGCATCCAGTTGGTTTTTTGCGTATTGACAAGTCTGATCCGGACGGACCCTATCTTTTTCTTGAACTGAAAAAGAGCGTTAATGAAATTATAGCTCAAAGAACTGTCCTATTAGAAGTGAAGCGTGAAGACTTTATTCCGCACAAATAACACTTCCTTTTATGGAACCCTATTAAAACGAAAGGAGAAACGAATATGGGTGAAGAAAACAGAAGTTTGTTGGAAGAGGAGATCAAAGCCGAAATTAAACGCTTGGGATCTCTCGAATCCGGAAGTCAGGAGCATACCACAGCAGTGGATAGCTTGACGAAGCTGTACAAACTGAAGCTCGAAGAGGACAAGAACACCTATGAGCGTCTGGATAAGATCGAGAATCGTGAAATCGATCAAGAGTCCAAGACGGCTCAAATGGCAGAGTCTGTCAAAGATCGATACTTCAGACTTGGTATGGCTGCCGCTGAGCTGGTGCTGCCGTTGATGTTCTACGGCGTTTGGATGAGACGAGGTTTTAAGTTCGAACAGGACGGAACTTTCACCTCTCAGACATTCAGAGGTTTATTCAGTCGATTCAGACCGACTAAGAAATAAACCGGTTCCAAAAGCGGAGAGTTCGTGCATACAACACGTTCTCTTCGTTTTTCTCCTGCTCGAAATTTACAAGGGCTATTGTGAGAGATGTAAAAGTGCTTTTTATCTCTTGATAAAATACTGATGGCCGCTATACTTAATAGTGCCACACAATATCAAGGAGGTAATTTGCAATGAGCTTTTTTAACGACGCGCAGAGAGACGGTTTACTTACTGGACGGTATATTTGCAGTGAATGCGGAGGACTTATGGAATTTGAAGACGAGTGGGAAGATACTTTAGTATGCCCGGCTTGCGGTCACTCCGTCGATTTAGAGCATTACGGTATGGAGAACGATGAAGAATATGATGCTCTATATCCGACCAGAGATCAGATCTGCGACGACTAATTAAGACTATTAGCAAAGGGGAAGGAGTCCTGACGAGGGCTCTTTCTCTTTTCTTTTTATAGGTGATGGATATGCGATACCATTTTGACAAACCGAAAATTTACTTGACCTTGTATGGTGAGCGTTATATTTGTGAGCATCCGGTTTACAATAGCTGCACTCTCTACAGAATTGAAGAAAGAGGTTTAGCAGTAATTCAGCAACGATTTGATTCCGAGACGAAAAGTACATGGTGGAGCGAAGTTGACCCTTGGATTACTGACGCTTTATATTTGCACCCTGATTTTCGAGAATACTTTGAAATGAGGGCTGGGACTTGTACGGACGGACTATACCCTACTGTAACGGTTCGCCAAATTATGTGGGCATTAAAAATGAAACCCATTCAGAAAGAACGATGGGAAACCGTATTCGATAGACGAGATATTTAAGCGCAAAAAACGCATCTCCCTTTATGAAAACCATTGAATTTTGAAGGAAGACATGGATTATGAAAACACTAAAGAACAAGCTGTATGCCATAGCATTACTTATTTGTGGGTACTTACCAGTACTTATCGACAAAGATGCAACAGCATTAGTATTCTTTGCGTTTATCGCAATACCGTTGTTCTTTGCAAAAGAAAACTGGATTTATTGATGATTGAGCCGCTAACAACGGCTCTTTTCTTTTCGCCAAAATTACAACTCCTATTATGGAAAACGATGCTATTCGAAAGGAGTAAAAGGAGCATGGACGAAATGAAAATTGGTTCTAAATTCACTACGAGCATTATCTCGAAATTGGCGAGTTTGGCAATCCGAAAGAAATTTGGTTATGATGTAAAACTGAATTTGAACGAGGTAAAAGCCACAGTCGTTGACGGAAAGACGCATGTTCACCTGGATGTAGATGCCGATCTTGAGAAAGATGAACTTACTAAAATCCTGAAAAGTATTGGTTTGTAAAATCGGAAAAGAGCTGCTAACAACGGCTCTTTTCTTTTGCCGCGCGAAATTTACAAGTCTTATTATGAGAGACGGGTTAGCTCAGTTGGTAGAGCGCCACACTTCCGTGGAGGTCGTCGGTTCGAATCCGATACAGTCTCTCTTGCTTTTTATTTTTCACATGAAAGGAGAAAAGACATGAGCATCGATCAGCTTGATTTAATCTTGTATGACATGTACCGCATGGACGCTTGGATGCCGCCTTTGTTTGGTAAATGGACTGAAGATTACAAAAAAGCGAGTTACTCACAATGGGCTGTCGACGAGCTCAGGGATTTTATCGCCGAACAGATTTACCCTCGAAGAGAAGGGTCTATTGAAGAATTCTGTAAGCTCACGCATGAATTCATGATGAAGACCGCTGAGTATGCAAGGGTGAATCCAAACACAAGTCTTATGTTTCGATCTGCCAGTGAAATGGCAGCAAACATTTTAGACCTACTAAGGGCCATGGAATAACAAAACATGAAAGGAGAAAAACATGAGTAAAAACCAAGCAATCCACAAGTTGCTACATAAGTCAGGGCTTTGTATCAGGAAATACTCGCCTGTCGCATTGTCGTGTGTAGCATCGGTCGGTGTTGTTGTAACGGCTGTTGCGGCAGTTAAGGCTACACCGAGAGCAGTAAGCCTCATCTATGCTGATAGTAGAAAAAGGCATGACGGTGACCCATACGCATATTCCAAAAAAGAAGCGGTTACAGCGGCATGGAAATGTTATATTCCGGCGGTAGCATTTGGAGCTTCTACTATAGCTTGCATTATGGGTGCTAACGCACTAAACCGGCGTCAACAGGCGGCACTAACAAGCGCATATGCACTCGTCCAAAGTTCTTATAAGGAGTATAAGGACAAGCTGAAAGAGCTCTACGGTGAGGAAGCTCATAATGCCATTGTAGATTCTATCGCCAAAGAAAAGTGCAAGGATATAAGTATCTCTGCTAACGGAGGTTGGTATGATTCTTCCCTCGATTTTGGTGAAGGCATGGAACCAGAAGTCTCCCGCACTTTCTACGATAGCTTTTCACAAAGATATTTTGAGTCAACCATCGAGAAAGTCATTCAGGCTGAGTACCATCTGAACCGCAATTTCATGTTCGCAGGGGTCATCTCACTTAATGACTTTTATGAGTTTTTTGGACTTGAAAAGACGGAACTCGGAGACGCTGTTGGATGGTCAAGCTGTAATGGTGATATTTATTGGATCGACTTTAACCATCACCGACTCACTTTGGATGATGGCATGGAGATCTATGTCATTGACATGGTTTTTGAGCCAACAGCCGAGTGGATGGAAGATCTGTAAGTTCGCAAAAAATACATTTTACTTTATGAAAACGAAAAGGAGGTTTCGCTTTATGAATAATGCAAAATTGGTTAAAATCCTTGGTCTTGTCGCTACCGCAGTAGGTATGGGGGCTACGCTCCTCACTGACTGGGTGAACGAGAAGAAGATGGAAGAGAAAATCGACGAACGCATCAATGAGAAGCTTGCCGCACTTAGCGATGAAGAAGATGAGGAGTCCTAACAAGGGCTCTTCCTCTTTATCTGAACAATATGTGTGATACAAGCACGGCTGTTTCGATTATTCAGCGGTATGTTGAAGAACATCTGTTCAGCCCGTCGTTTACATGGCCAAAATACGAATTTCGAAAAAGGTCATATCAACAATGGGCGGCATATGAAATCTGTGATCGAATCCTGGACAAGCCTTTCGATGATCCAATCACCGTCATTGAAAACTTCATGTTCGAGATGGCTATGTATGCTTGTTACGGCGAGGATGAGCAGCGTAGCTTTATATTTCAGAGTGCGGTTGAAACAGCTGAAGAATTAAGTCTACTATTTGTTTAACCGAAAGGAGAAAAAATGGAAATCGTAGGAAAAGTTATCTTTATGGGTCACATCTTGCCTGTGTATGATTCCTTGGATAAACCTTTGTTCAAGGCATCTGATGTAGCCAACATTATTGATTACAGCGATGGCAATGTGTGGAAAATGCTCGAGATGTGTGAAGCTGACGAAAAGCTGAACCTACCTTTAGTAGTTGCAGGTCAGCGACGCTCCGTAAGCTTTGTGACTGAAACTGGTTTATACAATGTGCTTTCACAGAGCCGCAAACCGATTGCTCGAGCGTGGCGCCGTATTATTCATGAAGAGATAATTACTCTTCGAAAGACTCGTGGCAAAAACATAGCTGAACAATTTGAAGACTGGGATAATCAAGCTGACACTATCTTCTTTGATGAAGAAACGGGTATGATGATGCAGTCCGTAACTGTAGCTGGCGGCGATGTTAAACAGATTCCATTGTTCTGAGAAAGGAGAAAATCATGCCTAAACAAAGTTTAGCAAGCATTGCCAAAGGTGTACGGACGGCAATGAAAAAACATAGTCCTGAAATTCTCACCGGTATCGGAATTGCCGGCATGATTACCACCACTGTTATGGCGGTAAAAGCAACCCCAAAAGCTCTGATTCTGCTTGAAGAGAAAAAAGATGAGTTGGATACGGACAGACTTGAGCCGAAGGACATCATCAAGACAGCTTGGCCTTGTTATATTCCGGCAGCTGTCGTAGGCTCCATCTCTGTATTCTGCCTGATTGGGGCAAGCTCGACTAATCTTCGTCGAAATGCTGCTCTGGCAACGGCGTATACCCTTTCAGAGTCTACTTTGAAGGAGTATCAGGAAAAAGTCGTTGAGACAATTGGTGAGAAAAAGGAACAGTCCATTCGAGACTCTGTATCGAAAGACAAGATGGTTAAGAACCCTGTTCGAGAAGTGATTCTCACTGAAAGCGGCGGCAACACGATCTGCTATGATGTCTTGTCCGGACGATATTTCAAGTCTGACAGAGATAAGATCACCAGGGTCATGAATGAACTGAATCGTCAGATGCGTGACGAAATGTATGTCACACTGAACGATTTCTACTACGAACTCGGTTTGGATGGAACTAAGATGGGCAATATGCTCGGATGGAACATCGATAAGGGTTACATTGACCTTGCATTCTCATCACAGCTGGATGCAAACGGTACCCCCTGCCTGGTGATTGATTATCAGGTTGCTCCGGTTTATGACTACCAGTAAGCTACCGCGCGAAATTTACAACTTATTTAATGGAAGAACATTCCACAATTTCACACATTTGAAAGGAGATTCACAATGAACAACAATGAGATTATGAACAACGAGGTCGTTGAAGCTACCGAAGAGGTTATCGAGAACGCTGGTTTGAGCAAGGGCGTAAAGATTGCTGCGGGTATCGGCTTAAGCGTAGTTGTAGGCGTGATCGTCTACAAGTATGTAGCAAAGCCGGTAATCGCAAATATCAAAGCCCAGATCGAGCAGAAAAAGATGACTGCTGAGGACGATACGGTTATCTTGGAAAAATCCGATGTTACCATTGATGACAACTAAAAATGCGAATTTGAGAAGTTCGGATAAGGGAGAGTACCTGTAACAAGGTGCTTTCCCTTTTTTCTTTATCACTCGAAAGGAGGAAAAATATGCAGCAGTATCAATACGACGGTCCTGTTATGCGATTTGATGATTGCGTACAACATCGTTGGAAAGCAACTACTGTTGCCCCAACAGAAGCGAAAGCGAAGAGCAATCTCGCCTATCGATATAAAAAAGAAAACGGCTTGACGCCGAACACAAAAATTACTCTGCCCGGTAAGCTGATTCCGGCATAAGAAAGGAGAGCACCCAGTGGAAGATTACAAATCCAATTCTGATAAAGCTCGTCAGGAGCAGCAGTCAGAAAAGAAAGTCGAGGCGGTTATTACCGGGGCTGCAAAAACTCGAAAAAAAGGCGAGATGCAAAAATTCGCAGATGTCTTTATTGCCGAGGACGCAAATAATGTTAAATCCTATATTTTGATGGAGGTTATTGTGCCGGCTGTTAAAAAGGCGATTTCTGACATTGTCACTACCGGTATCGACATGATTCTCTACGGCGAGGCAGGTCGCAGCAAGAAAAACGGAACCGCGTCTAAGGTGTCTTACCGAAACTATTATGAACGGGACGCGGACAGAGTGCGTGCAGGTTCCGTCGGCAACAGACGCAATACACCTGATTATGATGATATTCTCTTCGATACCCGTGGAGATGCGGAAGCGGTTCTCGATGCAATGAACGATATCATCAGCCAGTATGGAACGGTGAGTGTATCCGATTTCTATGATCTCGCTCGTGTTCCCAATGATAACTTTACTATGAACCGCTATGGTTGGACAAATATTGGCGGTGCAACTGCGGTACGGGTTCGAGACGGTTATATTCTGAAACTGCCTCGTGCAATCCCGCTGAATTGAAAGGAGAAAAATAATGCTTGAATGCAAAATTTGTGGCACTAAATTCAATGCCGTTATCGAGAGACATTATCTTGCTCGTGATAACGGAAAAACTGGGCTGGCAGTTGCCTTTGGATCTACTGCTGAAGAATGCCTGTATGATGCATTTGACTGCCCGATGTGTGGTTGCCAGGTAATCGCAAAAGAGCGTAAGCGTGATTATATTTCATTTGTCAAGGAGGACGAAGATGATGAACAGATCTGAGACTCTTGATAAAGCAAAGGCTTGTGTATGCGGGCAGAGAGAGAACGAATACGGCTCTCCGGAAGATAATTTCGCCGCTATTGCTGGCTTTTGGAGCGTCTATAAAGGCGTTGAATTCACTGCAAATGATGTTGCCATGATGATGGCACTTCTTAAGATCGCACGAATCAGAACAGGAACGGCTACGGACGACAGCTATGTCGATTTGGCTGGATATGCTGCCTGTGGTGCTGAAATCAACTCTAAAAACTGAAAAGGAGAATAACAAACCATGAAAAATAAAATTGAAATTATGAAGAGCGTGAACGGCGTGACTTCCAAGGCCGTTATGAAGCTCAAGAAGCACAGCCCCGAGATTCTCGTTGTGGCTGGTATTGCCGGTACGGTCGTAAGTGCCGTTCTCGCTTGCAAGGCCACCACTAAGGTAGCAGAGATTCTCGATGAAACTAAGGGTACTCTCGATACCATCCATGAGGGAATGGAAACCGGTGCAATCAATGGCCAGGAGTATACGAACGAGGATGGCAAGAAAGACACGGTTGTGGTCTATGCTCAGACCGGAATGAAGCTCGCAAAGCTTTATGGTCCTGCCATCATTCTTGGCACTCTGTCCATCACCAGTATTCTGGCATCTAACAATATTCTGCGTAAACGCAATGTGGCTCTTGGTGCTGCTTATGCTGCAATCGATAAGAGCTTCAAGGAGTATCGTGGTCGAGTTATCGAGCGTTTCGGCGAGCAGGTCGACACTGAACTGAAATATGGCATCAAAGCGAAGAAGTTCGAGGAGATCGAAGTTGATCCCGAGACCGGTAAGGAGAAGAAGGTCAAGAAGACTGTGATGGTCGCTGACCCTAATTTCCAGAGCGATTATGCTGTATATTTCGACAGCAAGAGCCGCAACTACGAAACCAATCCCGATTATAACCGCATGTTCCTCAAGGCACAGCAGGCATTTGCAAACGACAAGCTTCAGACCCGTGGTCACCTCTTCCTTAATGAGGTTCTGGACGATCTGGATCTTCCTCGTACCCCTGCTGGTCAGATTGTCGGTTGGACAAAGGATGGTCCGGACGGCTATGTTAATTTCCGTATCGTTGAGGTAGAGCGTGAGACCGAGGATGGTCGTCATGAGCCGGCGCTTCTGCTCGACTTCAATGTTGAGGGTAACATCTGGGAAAAGATGTAATCAACCACCTTCAGACTTGGACTGGGGGCGATATTTTTAATGTAAAGGAGTTTTAATAATGCGCATCAAACCACGAGCGATAGCCGCCGTTCTCTGCATGATATTCTTTATTGGTTTTGCAGTATGCGGTGTGGTTCGCTCTACAGATAAAGAAACATCGGAGATTAAGCAATCTTATCCAGTTCTTGCGGAGGCAGAGCCAGCGATTATGGCAGATCTTCTGATGGAGTCTCCTAACTTAACACCTGAGGTGAAGAATGAGCCGGACTATCCTCTTACACAAGAAGAAATCGACCTCATAGCACTCGTAACCATGGGTGAAGCTGAAGGAGAAACAGAACTGGGAAAACGCTTGGTCATTGATACAATTCTTAACCGTATTGACCATCCATCTTTCCCGGACACTGTGTACGATGTTATTTATCAACCCAATCAGTTCAGCGTGATGTGGAACAGCAGAATTGACCGCTGTTATGTCATGCCTGAGATTGTCGAGTTGGTGAAAGAAGAACTTTTGGAACGGACAAATTACGATTGTGTGTTCTTCATGGCCGGAGGATACAGCAAGTATGGTGAGCCTTTGTTTCAGGAGTGTTGTCACTACTTTTCGAGTTATGACTGAAAGGAGAACATAAAATGAAAGCTTTGTTTTCGTACATTCTTTCCACTATGGCAGGGCTTTGTCTCGTAGGAGGCATTGCTGTTCTCTCTGGTGGAAAGGAGTAAATGATGGATATTTTGGATTACTTCATCTCAACCGTCGACGCCATGCTGGACAGTCGGCGGAAAAGACACATTACTGGCGGGATTCTCCTAAGTGCAGCATTGCTGTTTGGAGGTCTCGCCATTACTGTTGTCACAATTCAAACTGACGAGGAGGAATACGAAGATGAGTAAAACCAGTTTTGCCATGTTTCTGGCTGGAGCCACGGTAGGCGCCGCAGCGACATGGCTTTGCCTTAAACGGTATTACGAGCAGATTGCACAGGAAGAGATCGATTCTGTGAAAGCGGCATTTGCCGAAAGAAAGCCAGTAAACACCAATATTACCAAGAGCGAAAAGAGCAATGAAAAGCAGGAAGAGAATCAGCATAAGGCAGATATTGCCAAGCTGAAACCCGATCTGGTGAACTATGCAGCTAAGCTCCAGGAAGAGGGTTATACCAATTACACGGAGCATAGCAAGAAAAATACTGAAGAAAAAAAGGATGAGCCTATGCCCAATGAACCTTATGTCATCTCTCCGGACGACTACGGCGAGAATGACAATTATACGCAGATCAGTCTGGTTTATTACGCTGGCGATGGTGTTCTCGCTGATGACGAAGACGAGATTGTCGAGGATATTGAGGATACCGTTGGTGAGGACTTTGCTGAGCACTTCGGAGAGTATGAGGACGATTCGGTCTTTATTCGTAATGACCGCTTGAGATGCGATTATGAAATTCTCAGAGACAATCGCTCTTTCTCCGATGTGGCTGAAGGCTCCAACTACTAATAGGAGGATCGAATGACTGAAATTGAGCTGAACAATGAATATTTTGAGTGGATGTGTCAGCTCGTATGTAACGAACGATATAGCCGGAGGCTGTCTTATCAGAAGCTTCTTCGTCATCTGCATAATATTGATTTTCAATATATGCTGCCGATGGACGGAAATCGAGCAGAAGATGGGATAGACCTCCGGTATCGTTTTGGTTACGAAAAAGAATACGAGGGTCTTATGATTGCCAGTTATCTGGATAACCGCCCTTGCAGTGTATTGGAGATGCTTATTGCCTTAGCGTTTCGTTGCGAAGAACATATTATGACCGACCCGGATATCGGTAACCGCATGGGACAGTGGTTCTGGAACATGATTGTTAGTCTGGGTTTAGGGTCGATGAGTGATTCTCGATTTGATGCGGCGTATACGGACGACGTAATATCTCGATTTATGAACCGCAAATACAAGCGAAACGGCGAAGGCGGTTTGTTTACCGTCGAACGCTGCAAGTATGACATGAGAACTGTTGAAATTTGGTGGCAGATGAATTGGTATTTGGACAGCATCCTATGAAGGAGAATTACCATGATTCATACGCAAGTGTACGGGTTTTTTCAGACATGCTTACCCGACCAGGCGAAGGAGGTAAAAGAATACTTCCCAAATGGTAAAAACAGCATTCGAATTCGCAAAACCAACGGACAGGAATTTATATTTTCGTTGAGAGAGCCGAAGGCTTGGAAGTTTGAAACGATCGATCAATTTCTTGCCGACATGAAAGGAGAAAAGAAACATGGATGAAATGATTCGTTATATTTTCGGAAGTCTTCGCTGCTCCGAAACTGCGATGCGTGTGTTTGCTAAGACGCTCAGAAAACAGAGGTCTTTCAATCGCAGCACCGTCATGGTCGCCACGGTTATGACTGTGCACATGCTTACCCAAGACTTGGAGATTCGCAGTATGCGTGACGAGATCGGGAACCTTAAAAACGAAATCAAGGAGCTTAGAAAAACGGAAGGAGACTAAAGAACCTCGATGATCGACTTTTTAATGATTTCGACCCGTAGTACGAAGCGTGGTGTAATAGAAATCTACCCGAAGTTTATCATTAAGAAAAGCTCCGACCTGATGATTAGAGGCGGTGACTTCTATGCCATTTGGTTAGAAGACCGAGGTTTATGGTCTACGGATGAGCAAGATGCACTCCAGCTTATTGACCGGGAACTTGACAAGTATGCAGAGGAAAACCGCAAAAACTTTGATTCGAGTATTAAAGTTCTGCACATGTGGGATTCCGAATCCGGAATGATCGATTCGTGGCACAAATACTGTCAAAAGCAGATGCGAGACTCTTTCCACATGCTTGATGAGAAACTTATATTCTCCAATACTCCGACGAACAAAAAAGACTATGCAAGTAAGCGGCTGAACTACCCCCTTGAGGAAGGGACCACGGATGCATGGAATAAACTGATGTCCACAATTTACTCTGAAGAAGAGCGAACGAAAATTGAATGGGCTATTGGTTCTATTGTCTGTGGAGAGTCGAAAAAATTGCAGAAATTTATGGTTCTGTACGGTGCAGCAGGTACGGGTAAGTCTACAGTTCTGAACATTGTTCAGCAACTCTTTGAAGGATATTACTCGGTCTTTGATGCTAAGGCACTGGGTTCATCCAGTAACTCCTTTGCGCTGGAGGCATTTAAGACAAACCCACTTGTGGCGATTCAGCATGATGGTGATCTGTCTCGTATTGAGGATAACACCCGACTGAACAGTTTGGTTTCTCACGAACTGATGACAGTAAACGAAAAGTTCAAATCGACCTATGCAAACCGCTTCAAGTGCTTCCTGTTTATGGGCACCAATAAACCGGTCAAGATTACGGACGCAAAGTCAGGTCTCATCAGACGATTGATCGATGTGTCCCCTTCCGGAAATAAATTGAGTCCCAAGGAATACAAGGCGGTGACAAAGCAGATCGAATTTGAGCTCGGTGCGATTGCTTATCATTGTCAGGAAGTCTATCTGGAGAATCCGGGCAGATACGATGATTATATTCCCGTGACGATGCTCGGTGCATCTAATGATTTCTATAACTTCATTATTGATTCTTACCATGTCTTCAAGAAAGAAGACGGGACAACTCTCAAAGCCTCGTGGGAGATGTATAAAACCTATTGTGATGAGGCAAAAGTCACCTTCCCATTCTCTCAGAGGATATTTAAGGAGGAACTTAAAAACTACTTCCGGGATTACAAGGAGAGGTTCAATCTCGATGACGGAACTCGTGTGCGAAGTTATTACATTGGCTTCCGAACCGAGAAATTCGAGGATAAGGCACTTACCGAGCAAGACGAGCCTGAGCATAAACTGATCGAATTCTTAAAACAGAAATCGGTCTTCGATAGAGAATGCGCAGATTGTCCTGCTCAGTATGCTTCGGCTAAAGAGACACCAACTTCCAAATGGGATGAAGTTTCAACTAAGCTAAGCGACTTGTCTACATCAAGATTGCATTATGTGAAAGTTCCGGAGAACCACATTGTTATCGACTTTGATATTCAGGATAAGGACGGCAATAAGTCGTATGAACTGAATCTCAAAGAAGCGAGTAAATGGCCGCCGACCTACGCTGAATTCAGCAAAAGCGGTCAGGGCATCCACCTTCATTATATTTATGCTGGTGATGTCAGCAAGCTCAGCCGAGTGTATGACGATCATATTGAAGTGAAAGTCTTCACCGGTAAGAGCTCGCTGCGCAGAAAGCTGACAAAGTGTAATGACTTGCCTATCGCAACGATCAACTCGGGTTTACCACTGAAAGGAGAAAAGCAAGTGATAAATTTTGAAGGAGTGAAGAGCGAGAAAGGGCTTAGAACGCAAATCAAGCGAAATCTGAACAAAGAGTACCATCCGGCAACAAAGCCCAGTATCGACTTCATTTACAAAATTCTTGAGGATGCTTATGCAAGCGGACTCAATTATGACGTGACGGATATGCGGAATGCTGTTTTGGCATTTGCAGCGAGCAGCACACATCAGGCGGATTACTGTATTAAGTTAGTCAACAAGATGCAGTTTAAGTCCGCAGACCAGTCAGCAGGAGCAAAAAATGATGACGCCAAGCTCGTGTTTTACGATGTTGAGGTGTTTCCGAACCTGTTCTTGGTGAATTGGAAAATCGAGGGCGATGGTAAGCCGGTGGTTCGTATGATTAACCCTACCCCGACTGAGATTGAAGAGCTGATGCGATTCCGTCTGGTTGGCTTCAACTGCCGCCGATACGACAACCATATTCTCTATGCTCGGCTGATGGGGTATACGAACGAACAGCTTTATAATCTCTCGACAAAGATCATCAACGGCAGCGCAAATTGCTTCTTTGGCGAAGCCTATAATGTGTCGTATACGGATGTGTATGACTTTTCCAGTAAGAAGCAGTCCCTTAAGAAGTTCGAGATTGAACTGGGTATTCACCATCAGGAACTTGGTCTGCCTTGGGACAAGCCTGTGCCGGAGGAACTTTGGACTAAGGTTGCTGAGTATTGCGACAACGATGTTATTGCGACAGAAGCAACCTTTAATGCTCGTAAGGCGGACTTCACGGCTCGTCAGATTCTGGCAGATGTGGCGGGGATGTCCGTCAATGATACAACGAACTCGCTGACTACCAGAATTATATTTGGTAACAACCGCAAGCCTCAGGATCAGTTCAATTACCGTTTCATGGGTGACGAGAGTCAAATCTTCGACCCTAATGCGGATCTTCCGTTTACAATGGGGCTTGAAGACTACGACGAGTTCACACAGTTCGATAAAAACAATCGTCCCATCTTTCCTGGCTACACATTCGAGGGCGGTAAGTCCGTCTACAGAGGCGAAGAAGTTGGTGAGGGCGGCTATGTATATTCTGAACCCGGCATGTACAGCAACATTGCTCTGCTGGATATTGCATCCATGCATCCGAGCAGTATCGTAGCGGAAGAACTCTTCGGACCGGAATACACAAAGCGATTCAACGAAATTCTTCAGGCTCGTATCGCAATCAAGCATAAGGATTTTGATAAAGCCAAGAAAATGCTGGGCGGTGTATTGGCTAAATACCTGACTGACGAAAATGCAGCGGCTGATTTGGCGCAGGCTCTGAAGATTGCAATTAACTCGGTATATGGTCTGACTTCAGCCGGGTTTGAAAATCCGTTCCGAGATAATCGTAACAAGGATAACATTGTTGCTAAACGAGGGGCCTTGTTTATGGTCAATCTCAAGCACGCTGTTCAGAGTCAGGGCTTTACTGTAGCGCACATCAAAACCGACTCCATCAAGATTCCGGACGCAACGCCTGAGATCATCAAGTTTGTGACTGAGTACGGCAAACTGTATGGGTACAACTTTGAGCACGAAGCAACCTATGATCGTATGTGTCTGGTGAACGATGCAGTTTATATTGCTCGATATGCTACGGTTGAGAAGTGCTGCGACCTGTATGGGAAAAAGTACATCGACTCTGCAAAAGATATTTGCAAGGAGAACAAGAAGCATCCGTATGCATGGACGGCGACTGGCACTCAGTTCCAGATTCCTTATGTCTTCAAGACGCTTTTCAGCAAGGAGAACATCGAGTTCGAGGACATGTGCGAGACGAAATCTGTGACGTCCTCGCTCTATCTTGACATGAACGAGGCTCTGCCGGATGTAAGTGCCCTTGAAGCGGAAAGAGATAAACTGTGGAAACAGATTACCGATTCTAAACGCATGACTGAGCCGATGCCCACGGAATGTGAGCGTGTCGAAGAACTAACGGACGAAATCGCCAAGGGTCACGACTACCACTTCATCGGAAAAGTCGGACAGTTCTGCCCGATTAAGCCTGGCTGCGGAGGCGGTATCCTGCTTCGTGAGACTGAAAACAAGAAGACGGGCGAAAAGGGTTATGCTGCTGCTACAGGTTCTAAGGGCTTCAGATGGCTCGAATCCGAGATGGTAAAGCAGCTGGACAAGCAAGGTGACATTGACCGTGGTTATTACAACAACATGGTAGATGAAGCAATCAAGTCTCTGTCTGTTTATGGCGACTTCGAACGCTTTGCAGCAGACGAACCGTATGTTTCGGATAACACACCTCCGTGGTTCGGAGCCGGCGAGCCTCATGAAGAGGATACTACTCAGTTTGATGTGAGGTAACGCTTATGATTTTAATTTTGTGCACGGCTGATTCCACCGAGTCCTGTATTCCCAATGAGGAGTGCAGGACTTGCCCATTTCCATGCGATAAACGCAAAAATTGAAAGGAGAAACTAATTATGGCTTACAAAGCAGTAGACAACATCATTATCGAGAACGCTCGAATCATCTTCCGTAACTTTAAGGGTGAGGAGTCCAAGTACAATCGTGCTGGCTCCCGCAACTTCTGCGTGGTCATCGAAGATCCTGATATGGCGCAGAAGCTCATTGAGGATGGCTGGAATGTTCGTGTTCTGGCTCCTCGTGATGAGGACGAGGCTCCTCGCCATTATATTCAGGTGGCGGTCAGCTTCGACAACATCCCCCCGAAGGTTATCATGATTACTCGTCGGGCTAAGACTCAGCTGGATGAGGAGTCTATCGGAACTCTGGACTTTGCAGAGATCCGCAATGTTGACCTGACGATCCGCCCCTACAACTGGGAGGTCAATGGCAAAACCGGCGTCAAGGCGTACCTTAAGACGATGTATGTCACCATTGAGGAAGACGAATTCGCTGAAAAGTATGCCGAAACGGAGGGTCCTGAGGAGATGCCCTTCTAAAGGTGAATAGGTGTCAGCTTAGTACATGTCTGGTTAAATGTCCAGTAAGGTCTCGATTAGGTGTGCACGCCTATGACGGTAAGAGGAAACAGCCTTATTCCCTTTAATAACCGAAAGGAGGTAAAGCCATGTTGTGGCAGAAAAAGAAGAAACGCAAAAAGGCTACTAAATCTAAAGCAGTTACTCAGACTGCTCCTCATCAGCCGGTGGAAGAGCTTCCGCAAACGACTGAGCCTGAGGAAAAAGAAGAAACGCCAAAGCAAAAAAAGCCCGCTGGGAAAAAATGCAAAAAGGTTTTGTCTCCGGAAAAAGCTTTCTTAGATGCATTCGGACGGTTGACTAACCGGTATCGGGCTTGGGATGTTTGGCGTGACTTCATTACTATGTTCGCTTGTTCACTATCTAATCCTCTTGATAAGGAGCACCGGGATAAGCGAGAAGCGTTATATTTGGAAGTCATCAAAAAGTACAATAAGCAGGATCAAGAGTTGTTTCCTGAACTGGCTGCTCAGACGGTCTTGGCTTTGGAGGAAAATCCGGAGCAAGATTTTCTGGGCAGCATTTTTATGTCTCTCAATCTCGGCAACGAGCATAATGGACAGATCTTTACGCCGTATCATGTCTGTGAGCTAATGGCTGAAATGACGATGGACGACACGGTAAAAAAGGTAGAACAGGACGGTTATATTTCAATTAACGATCCGTGCTGCGGAGCTGGGGCCACATTGATTGCCGGAATCCACACTGCAAGGAAGCAGTTGGAAAAAGTAAACCTGAACTACCAAAATCATCTTCTCGTCGTTGCACAGGATATCGATGAAACGGTGGCGCTTATGTGTTATATTCAGCTTTCACTTTTGGGGGTAGCAGGATATGTAAAGGTCGGAAACTCTCTGACAGAACCGATGACAGGCAACGACAATAAAGAGAACTACTGGTTCACGCCAATGTATTATTCTAATGTCTGGGTGCTGCGTCGGATCTTCGGAGGGCGCTGATGGCAGGCATATCACTTCGAGATTATCAAACAGATGCTGTTGAGAGAATGAAAAACGGCTGCATTCTCTGTGGCGGTGTCGGTAGTGGCAAATCCAGAACAGCTTTAGCCTATTATTACAAACAGAATGGCGGTAAGCTCGGCACAAAGAATTATATTCGGATGCCGGGTACGCCAAAAGACCTGTACATCATCACCACGGCGAGAAAGAGAGATACTTTAGAATGGGAGGGTGAGCTTTCGCCCTTCCTTCTCTCTGTTCACGCGGAAGTCAATACCTATAAAAATAAGGTCGTCGTTGATTCCTGGAACAATATCGGGAAGTATGCAACGGTTACGGATGCGTTCTTTATATTTGACGAGCAGCGTGTTGTTGGTTCAGGAGCATGGGTAAAAGCATTTCTGAAAATCGCCAAGTTTAATGAATGGATTCTACTATCCGCGACCCCAGGAGACACATGGGAGGATTATATTCCTGTCTTCGTAGCAAACGGCTTTTACAAAAACCGTACAGCTTTCAAAGAAGAGCACATGGTCATGACCTGGGTGAATGGAAAGTATCCGAAAGTAGACAGATATTTGGGAGTAGGACGACTCATCCGGCTTCGTAATCGCATTCTTGTGGATATGGATTTTAAGCGGGAAACCTGTTCGCACCATGAGGATGTCTATGTCAGTTATGATGTTGCAAAGTATAAAGAGACAAGCCGTCTTCGCTGGAATCCATATAAAAACGAGCCAATTGTCAATGCTGGGGAGCTCTGCTATGTATGGCGACGCATCGTAAACGAGGATGAGTCCAGACAAATCGCTCTAATGGAACTGTTTGAGAAGCATCCTAAAATGATTGTCTTCTACAATTTCGACTATGAACTTGATATTCTGAAAAATCTCTACTATGGAGAAAATGTTGAGATTGCAGAATGGAACGGTCACAAGCATCAACCGATTCCAACTTGTGACAGTTGGGTGTATCTGGTTCAGTATACTGCCGGAGCCGAAGGATGGAACTGCATTAGTACGGATACCATTGTGTTTTACTCGCAGAACTACTCCTACAAAATTATGAAGCAGTCAGCTGGGCGAACCGATCGCTTAAATACACCGTTCAAAGATTTGTATTACTACCATCTGAAGTCCCGTTCCGGCATTGATTTGGCTATCAGTAGAGCATTGAGCGAGAAACGGAATTTCAACGAAACCAAGTATGTCGGCAGCTATAAACCCAAAGCTGCCTGAGAAAGGAAAAAAGATGATAACAATTGATGTTGCGGAGTATTGCTCTGCTTGCATGGACTTCGATCCAGATGTTCAACGACCGCAAAAAGCATACGGAATGAGTGAAGAGATCGTCATATCCGACACGGTCATTCGATGCTCAAATCGAAATCGGTGCAAAAACATTGAGCGATACCTGAGAAAGAAGGTGACGAACGATGGCGTTGGCAAGACTGACGAAGCAATGCCATGAATGTCCTTTTGTCGAGACCTGTGAGCACAAGGAAATGGAAGCATTGGGATATTTACCAGAACCGATTATGGCAGATGTCAAAGTCCCGGTTACTGCTGATATAGCAGCTCCCATTTTGAGAGAAACTGTAAGCCGTGTAGTAGACGGCAAAGTTGTAACAATGTATAAGGACGAGTTGGAGAAGATCCTTTATAAGGATTTATATTCTCATCTCGGACTTCAGATTGGAGGATAATATATGCCTGAATACGAAAAAGATACATTATATCGTCCAGAAACGAAGAAGAGTGACAGCCTTGCTTATAAAATCGGGCAGGCTATCGCTATTCTGATGTCTTTGTGTGCCAGTGCGATTATCGTAGCTGCGACGATCAAGCTTATTATGTGGATTTTGTAAGGAGTTTTTGCAGATGAATGAAGAAAAGGAAGTCTATTTTGACCAGTATTGCAAATCGTGCAAGCACCACGGTCTTGAAGAGTCCAAAGACCCGTGCAATGACTGTCTCGCAGAACCCGGCAATACAAATTCCCACACACCAATGAACTATGAAAGCAAAAACAATTCTTGATACCGAGAAAAAGGATGCGATTGATATTGTAACGGAACTTTGCTATAGCGAAGAAGTTAAGAGAAAAATTGCACAGGCAAAATCCGTTTACGAAATTGGTCGCATCCTTAAACAGGTACGGCTCGATCAAGAGTGATATTTCTGAAAGGAGAAATCATGCAAATATATATTGGAGAACGGAAGAGTGGAAAGACTACTATGCTCATCGAAATGTCTGAAAAGACCGGAGCCACCATTGTTGTGGCTACTTATCCAATGGCCAATTACATTCAGTTACTTGCTGCTCAGATGGGTAAGAAAATTCCTGTTCCTATCACGGTGACGAACTATATCCGTCTTCTCGCAAGAGGCGGCCTTGGTAAGAGCGAGAAGTATCTCGTAGACGAGCTTCAGATGATGCTCTCTGCTATGAATGTCGAAGCTGCTACGGTTGACTGCAACTGCATTGAGGTTCTTCGCGGTCAACAGAAAGAAGGTTTGTAATGGCCGGGCTTAAAATGAATGTTGAGTTCCCAACGCGCCTTGTTGAATTCAAAGATGGTGTTCGCCGTGTTGACCCTGTTTCCATCAAGTTCTGCGATGAGGAGAACGCCAATCTATGTGCGCTTGTAAAGCACAACGAGGCGTTAAGGAAAGGAGAAGCAAATGTTGAAAATTGAAAACACCGAGGTTATGGGCTGGGAGCACGCCATTCGTGGTATGAGGAACCCTAAGAACTCTTGGGAGAAGAGTGATAGTGGTTATTGCGATACGATCGGGGATAAATTCGGTGATGTTATAAAACCCGAAAATTATCGTCTTGGTCCTAACGATTTCGACCTTATGTCTCGTCTTCGCAATGCCGGTACCGATCATCGTAAGTTCATGCGGATGATTACCGTCTATCTCGACATCACTGCTCCGCTGTACTGGTGGAAGGAGTTTGATACTTATAAGGTTGGTACGGTTGCGAACTCGTGCTCGACGATGCATAAGATTGCGGACAAGGAGTTTACGCTGGAGGATTTCAGTCATGAACATTTACTGAGTATGGCTAATAATGATGCAGGCGACGCTCTTTTTCTCAATGATGCGAATAACATCCGGGTAGATGGCGATGACCTTCTGGGTTTAATAATCAATGTCCTTAACTACTACCGAGGAAGATATATTAAAACAAAGGACAAACGGTACTGGTGGCAGCTGATCCAACTTCTGCCAAGCTCTTATAACCAGCGCCGGACAGTCATGCTGAACTACGAGGTTCTGGCAAACATCTACAAGTCCCGCCGGAATCACAAACTCGAAGAATGGCATACGTTCTGTGATTGGATTGAAAGTCTGCCATATTCTAAGCTTATTACTGGCGAAAAGAAAGGATGAAAGATGATGAAATTCGTAGTCAATCAGCTTCCTTATTACGGAGAGCTGTGCCCACTATGGACGATGTGCAGTAAAAACGCAAAGGAACATGAATGCCCAAGATACTGGGATAAATATAAAGTCTGCTCGGATGAAAATCCACATGAATGTGAGCACCTTATCGAGACGGAGAAATTCTAACAAACGGTTTCCTGCACGAAAAATACACCCCCTATTATGAAAGGAGGTAACGCACAATGAATTATTTTCTGGCAGTTAATGATCGGCAACTCGGCACTTGTTTGAGAATGCTGTTTGCTGAGAAACTTCAACCTGCTGTCCAAACCGTGTTGAACGAAAAGGGCAAGATTGAGTTTCACATCAGCATTGCAGCAGATCAGGAAGTGTTTGAAGAGCTGAACGAACGCTACAAGATCATGATTTCGTAAGTTACTCGATTTCAAAGGTAAAGGGGCCGTAACAAGCCCTTTTACTTTTGTTATATTTGTGGTAAAATACTACGAGGAGGCGATGTCAATGAAAGTCAAATCCAGAATGTCCTGTCCGGTTCGAAGAAAAGACGGCACATGGACAACTGTTATCAGAGAATTTGAGGAAGATATTCCGGATCTCGGACGGAAAGAGCTTATCTGCAACAAATGCGGACGCCCCGATTATCCGAAATGCAAGGAAACGGTTTGTGAAGCCTGGAAATACCACAAATCTAAAAATTAACAAGTCATGTAAGAGCTGAGGTTAAACCTTGGCTCTTATTTTTTGTGTAAAGGAGAAAAAACATGCTTGCCAGAGAAGCGACAAAAGCGGATATTCAGGCTGTTCGTGACCGTCTGCGGGAAGCAAAAGAACAACGTCAGCTTGATATTCAAATAAACCAGGCTATTGCACTGGTAAATCGTAATCACAGGAGGAAAAAATATGACACCGAACGATTATCAGCAGGCCCAGGAGATTTACCGCCTGAGAAACTTCTGCTCAATGGCTTAATGGGACTGAACGGAGAAGCCGGCGAAGCAATTGATATTTTGAAAAAGCATCTGTTTCAGGGGCATGAGCTGGACACTGCACATATGGCTAAAGAGCTTGGAGATGTGGCTTGGTATCTTGCTGTAAGTGCAAACGCTATTGGGTATGACCTTGAAACCATCATGCAGATGAATGTGGATAAACTGAAAGCCAGGTATCCGGATGGTTTCGACGCTGAACACAGTCTGCATCGCAATCAGGATGATATTTAA